TCCTTCTCCTTCTCCTTCTCCTTCTCCTTCTCCTTCATGCAATACAACACATCCCTCACCCCGTCTTTGATGTGTTTCACTTTATACATAGACTCTAGTCTAGAAGTGTCTAAGAAATTATTAGAACGTTCGCTTTCTAATATTTTACGTTGTTCTTCCGCATCAAAATTCTCCCACGTAAAGTCCGCGTCTACTATTTCTCTATACATTTCTAATATTTCATTATGGCTTATTAGCCCTGGGTTTGTTAGATTCATAGTTCCGGTTGTTCCCTTTTCACACATGTCAATCATAATTGGCAGTAACTCCGGCAATACCGACATAGAATTGTGTATTGAACATATTTTTTGATATTGAGTAATCTTGGTTATAAAATTACGCGGATGTATCTCATCCGTTATCGGCATGCGAATCCGCACGTTCAGAACATTGTCAAACGCCTTCATCAACATATCCGTATATCCTTTTACTACCGAATATGAAGAACCGAAGAAATTCGGTTTTGAATCGGTTGTAAATCCGTTTAATTCTTCCGCGAAGGGGTGTTCGCTATCGTATGTGAAAATACACCCCGTTCCTAAATATGCGTAGTGAATATTATACTTGCGAGATATCATAGCGATCATAACAGGTGAATAAAGATTATCACGGACATTTTCTTTTATTTTGCCGGGTTGTTCGAGGTAGTCAATCGTTGTATATTCTTTGTCGCCTATTTTGCCGTGTGTTCTTCCAATCGTCGAAATAATATTTGTAGGTTGAATTCCAGTTATCTCTTCTTCGAGACTTTCACTATTCTCTGCTCTTGCATTTCCAATAATTACGCTGTGTCCCTTTTCTATAAGTAACTTATAGACCTTTTCGCCGATCCATCCATTCTTGCCGTATAGTAATACTTTCATTGTCTTTTGTATACTTACACTTTTATTTTTATGTCATTTTTGTCGAAGTTTCTATTATAGTATTATAGCTATAACTATAGCTATAACTATAGCTAGATGAGTTCATCAATTCCATTATCAAAATTCGTGTGGATACTCCATCCAAGTTTTTTTATTTTTTCATTACTTATATAGTATCTTTTGTCGTTAAAGGGTCTATCTTCGATATATTCTATATGGTCATCGTAATTGCATCCACCTTCGTGATCTATCTGTTTTATTTTTTTAATTAACATCTTTGCAACGTCGTATACCGAATATTCCTCATTATCGTCTGATCCGATGTTATATATTTCACCAATAATACCCTTTTCCAATATAATATCAAATGCCTTTACTACGTCTTTTACATGAATAAATGCCCTGACATTTGATCCATCCCCCTGAATCGTTACCTTTTTATTTTCTTTCAAAAGTTTTATAAAACGTGGTATTATTTTTTCTGGGTATTGGTTAGGTCCATATACGTTATTGCCTCGTGTAATGATAATAGGAACACAGAAAGAGTGGTAATAAGATTGTGCAATTAGTTCTGCGCTTGCTTTTGTAGCAGCGTATGGGTTTGTTGGACACAATATACTTTCTTCCGTTTTTTTATTTTCGCTTTTTTCAATCATGGATTCGCCATATACTTCATCCGTTGAAACATGAATGAATTTTTTGAGTTTCCCATATTTTCTTGCAACCTCAAGTAAATTATGCGTTCCGACTATGTTGTCTTTTGTATACTGCAATGCATCCTCGAAAGAATTTTGCACGTGACTTTGTGCTGCAAAGTGTATGACATATTCTATGTTATAGTCATTTATAATATGGTTCACCAAGTCATACGAGCATAGATTCCCCTTAATTAACTTGTATCTATTTTTGTATAAATCGGATTCTCGTATTTCTTCGTCAACGTTGGATTCGGATGCACAATAATACATCGCATCCAAGTTAATCACGTATGTGTCGTCATATTTTTTTAAAATATAGTTGATAAAATTTGACCCAATAAATCCACAACCACCCGTTATTAATATATTCTTCATTGCTTTCTTGCTTTGACAAATAAGAATATATTAATACTATATTTTAAACATATTACACAGAAAAAAACTTATATGTAATCCCGTATGTTTCATTATCTTCCCATAGTCCCGATATTTTAAGTATTATATTCATCAGTTTCTTTTTTTCGGTAGACTCGGTAAATAATCGTATAACACCCCCGTCAAGAAGTTCAGATAAATTATATGATGGTATTTTTAATGAACTATATTTTGTTAAAATCGTTTTTTCTATTTGTTTAATGCTATTTATAGCCTGTGTATTTTTGTCTGTATTATAATACAGAATATTCTTATTGTATTGTCTATCCATGTTATCAATTGACAAAATTATAAGAACATGAATCCCATTAAAAACTATATTGGGTGTAGAATATAATATTCGAATATACCTACTTTCGTTGATGATATTATTTTGTATTGGTTCGTTAAAGTAGATATATTCTTTTGTGATGTTTTCAGGATGAATAGTTACAAGTTTCATGTATATATTAGGTACTAGAGGACAATACTTACTACTATAACACTTACTATATATTTAAGTATTTCATATCAAAATCTATAATATTATACCAAAATATAATTTAAATCTATTCGGTTAATTATAATAATACTGCACAATCAAAACTAACCCCAAATAACCCAACTATTGCAATGAAATTTCTTGAAACACATTTCGACGATTATATTGCGTCGAATGCTTCCGAACCCCTTCATCCAAAAATAGAAAAAATATTCAAAAGTTCATTACCTGAAAAGGTAGAAAATTTAAAAAATATTATTTTATACGGCCCGAAAGGTGTGGGTAAGTATACACAAGCTCTGCAATGTATTAAAAAATATAGCAATAGTGGTTTAAAATACGAAAAGCGTCTAACCATTAATTCAAATAAGGAAAATTTTATTATAAAAATAAGCGATATTCATTTTGAAGTTGACATGTCTTTATTGGGTTGTAATTCTAAGGTATTGTGGAATGATATATATAACCAGATTACCGACGTTGTTTCTATGCGTGTAGATACAACGGGGATTATTTTGTGCAAATATTTTCACAAAATTCATAGCGAATTATTGGATATTTTTTATAGTTATATGCAACGCCAGTCATTTAATAAAATAAAATTATTTTTTATAATTATTACAGAGCATATTAGTTTTATACCGGATAATATTTTAAATAACTCACAGATTATTTCTATTCCCAGGCCGTCGTTGGGGTATTATAATAAATGCGTGAACTCTATGCATCCAAATAAAAATGTTCATATGTATGCTAGTCCGGCAGCAATTTCAGCTACAAAACCTATACATATTGAGCATGACGAGAGCGACAGCAATAGCGATGGCAATAGCGATGGTGGTGGCGAGGGCGAAGGCGAAGCCCAATACTATAAGTCTCTTTCTTCTATTAAAAATTCAAAACATACCTCTGTTGCTTCTACTTCGAATCCCGCGTTCATATCTGTATTCGACAATTATAAAAACTTAACATCGTTATCAAATATTAAAAATGTAATTGTGAATACAAACGAGTTAACAAATCCGCATGAATGCATATGTAATAATATTATAGAATCGATACAAAACCCAGAAACTATAAACTATTTAAGGTTTCGCGATATTTTATATGAAATATTGATATATGATTTGGATATAAATGAGTGTATATGGTATATATTATCGTGTTTGATAAAAACGGAAGTATTAAATAAAGATAATATCACGGATGTTTTATTGAAAACATTTATTTTTCTACAATATTACAATAATAACTATAGACCAATTTACCATTTAGAAAATTATATGTATAATCTAATAACTATCATAAATGGATATAAAACATGCCGTTGAAGTATTAAACCTAAAATCAAATTATACACTCGAAGAGTTGAAAAAAAGTTATAGATTACATGCAATGAAACATCATCCCGATAAAAATAATAACACCGAAGAGTCATGTGAAAAGTTCAAAGAAATAAACAATGCTTATCAATATTTATATAATTTATCTGTTTCTCTCGGTTCTCACCCTTCTCACCCTTCTCACAATGACTCGGGTGATGAAGATTCTACAGGAGCAGAAAGTTATATGTCTATTTTTAGAATATTTACGCAATCTTTGTTGCAAAAAATGTATACAAATATTTCGCAAGAAAATGCAAAAGTAACGATAGATATGATTATAAAAATTATAGTAGAAGATTGCCACGAATTATCGTTAAAAATGTTTGAAGATATGGATAAAGAAACGGCGTATACGATTTACGAAATTATACACAAGTATCATGCTGTTTTTCATATTAGTAACGAAAAACTTCTCTTGTTTGAAAAAATCATACAAAAAAAGATGGAGTTGGATAATCTTGTTATTATTTCAGTATCACTTGACGACCTACAGGGTGAAAATAATATATACGTATTAGAGCATGATGATAAAAAATATTATATTCCGCTATGGCATACCGAGTTGTATTATAAAATAGGTGAAAAAGATAACACACCGATTGATTTAATCGTTCGATGTACACCATCGACTCCGTCCCATATATACATTGATGCAAATAACGATATTTATATAGATTTGCGTATGAAAATTGCAGAGTTGCTAGAAAAGAAACAGATATCGTTTCAAATCGGCAGTAAACATTTTAATATTCCCGCGAAATTATTACATATAAAGGATAATCAGACGCATGTATTAAAAGGGCAAGGAATACCAATTATAAATTCAAAAAACATGTATGACACAAGTGAAAAATCATCTATTTTTGTAAATATTGAATTGTTGTAGTTATTTGTATCATATATTTTTTATAATAATTCATAGTCTCTTATATTGAATTATGAATTATTTCTCTCATTTCTCTCGTTTCTCTCATCCCCCAAAACTCCCTACGCCATTCTAACCTAAAAGTCAACCTATCTTTTTCGGGGCATAAAGGTAAAAGCAATAAAATTCATTATTTTCTACTTCCGCACCCTTTTTCAAAACATCCCCCAAAACCGATGATCCAGGAATTCCACAAAACTGCTTCCCCATCCGTCGGACCATCCGTCGGACCATCCGTCCGCGAATATGCAACCTCCATAATCCACTGCATAATGCAGCCATTCGCGGTAAATGATTCGCGCGTCTCCACACCATAAAGGTAAGGTCGCGGAAATGGCACAAGCGGACGCTGAATAAGTGAATGATGTAATGTTTTTTCCAATTCTATTTTGGATTTTTGAAAAAAGGACATTTATAAATGTCCAATTTTGATTTTTCATTTCTAGATTTGAAAAAAAATGTTGAAAATCTCACTCAGACCATAATGCTCTCATTTGCTTTTTTAAGTTGATTTTTTTGTTACGATAACTTTTTTTGAAATTTTGTAAAATGACTTAAAAAAAAATGTCCATATACTTTAGGAAACAAATGGAAACAAAAAAGTCGCTCAAAAAGTCGCCAATTTTTTCATGTAAAAAATGTGACTATTCTACGTGCAAAAAATGTGATTTTTATAAACACGTCTCTACTAGAAAACATGAGCTTATGGTGTCGTTGGAAACAATGGAAACAAAAAAGTCGCAAAAAGTCGCACAGCTTAATGAGTGTGAGAAATGTAAAAAAAAATATAATACTCGCTCGGGATTGTGGAAGCATGTTAAGATATGTGACTATATACCTGAACCACACGATTTATCGTGCGAAGATTGCGAAAACATAGAATTAGATATAAAAATGATTAATAAAGATGAACTTGTTCTTAAACTTATTAAAGATAATAGCGAGATGATGAAAATAATCAGAGGACAACAAGAGCAGATAAATAATATAATACCAAGAATGGGTAACATCACAAACAACACAACGAATAATACAACAAATAATTTCAACTTAAACGTTTTTCTAAACGAGAAATGCAAAGATGCTCTCAACATATCGGACTTTATTGATTCATTGAAAATCACACTAGACGACCTACTTTTTTCAAAAAAGAATGGCATTTCACGTGGTATAACGGATGTTATGATAAAGGGTCTCAAAGAATTGGATATATATAAACGCCCAATTCATTGCACGGATATTAAGCGTGATACTATGTATATCAAAGATGAAGACAAGTGGCACAAAGACGAGAATCACGCAACAATGAAAAATACAATCGTAAAAATCGCCGATAAGGAGCGAACGGCATTATATCAATGGGCAAGCGACAACCCCGACTGGATAGAAACAGAACAAAAACAAATCGAATACCTGACGATGGTGCGATCGATATGCGAACCGATTGAAAACTACGAGAATTATGAGCGTAAAATAATAAAACATATTGAGAAGGAAATAATAGTAGATAAAAATAGTTAGTTGGTATTTTTGGGGTTGAGGATGTATAGTTTCTTTAAGTGGGTTTAGTAATATATTATTTAGGCGTAGATATACTTAAAGAGTTATTTGGCGATATTATACCAATTATATTTTCATTTTTTTGTATGTTGATTATAAATGATTATATTGAATGAAGCCGGGTTAATCGTAGATACGAAAAACATTGAAGCTTATGATCAATATTTAGCAAATAAGTATATTTTAAAAAATGACGTTGTTTTGGAATTGGGGGCGAGGTATGGGTCTGTTTCATGTGTGATAAATTCGAAACTCGATAATAAATATAACCAAGTTGTGGTTGAACCAGATATGCGAATTTGGGACGTTTTAGAGAAAAATAAAAAGATGAATAATTGCGGGTTTAATATAGTAAAAGGATTTATAAGTAATAAGAAATTAGGTCTAACAAATTTAGATGCAAATTATGAAACAACGTCTGTAGAAACAGACAATACAGATATACCATCCTATACTTTAAGTGAGATAGAAGAAAAATATAATTTAAATTTTAATGCACTTGTAGCAGATTGCGAAGGATTTTTAGAAATATTTTTTGATGAAAATCCTGAGTTGTATGATAAACTAGATATAATTATATTTGAAGCCGATTATCCGGATAAATGCAATTATGAAAAAATTAAGATGAATTTAAAAAATAGAAAATTTATAAATATTTTAAAGGGGCTTCAAAATGTATGGGTAAAAGATAGTGTTTATAAAAAAAGGGGCATAAGAATTAGTAAATATGTTCCTGCACCCAATCCTACTTTCAAAACTATTTTCAAACCTAGAAATATTCGGAGCAATAGCAATGCTTATACCGAGTTATCATTTACATAGTATAAAAATACTGCAGTTTACGTGTGTGTGTGTGTGTGCACACGCAGGATAAAGACGAATCGTGTAAAAATAAAAGAAACAATTGGAACGATTGATTGTGACAATCGGAATGATAAAAATAATCACATGTATATATATCTACAATATACACGCGATTATGGGAACAAGAACAAGAACAAGAACAAGAACAAGAAGAAGAAGAACGAGAAGACAAAGATATATACAAAAAAATAAACGCTCACGCTCGCGGCTCTTTTTAACGGGTGGAACACTTATTGGACAGGGTAACTATGGGTGTGTATTTCGACCAGATATTCTTACAAAAAATAATAGTTTAGTTTCAAAAATAGTATTAAGAAATAATATATTTAACGAATTTCGCCATGAATATAAAATTCTTAAAAAAATGAAAACGATTGACCCTGATGGAAAATTTCATTCACTTCTTAGTAATGCATTTGAATTAACAAAGGAAAATCTTCCACCCGATTTTGATAAATGTTCTTTGTCAAAACCAGACTATAATGTTGATGAGTTTTTTGTATTTAATATAAAATACTGCGGAGATACGAACATTGAATCGTATCTTCCACGTATTGGTATTGCCGCGACAGATAATACCAAATTGGCAATTCTTTTTACACTAGTTACAAATATTATAGTAGGAATTTACAAAATGATAAAATCAAATTTAGTTCATAAGACGCTTGGTGCTGATTGTGTTTACTTTATTGAACCGGTGTCTATGTCGAATCCATACGCTTTAAAAGTAATCGACTTTGGAGAAGGAGAATTAAGAAAGTATAAAGACCACGAAGATTCGAATCACGATTATGTTGTGTTTTTTAAAAGTATGGTTGATATACTTACCACGATTCAAGGAAGAAGTCCGAATAAAACAATAGATTTGTTACTAGATGGGTTTAAAACTCTGCTACAAGATGTGACAAGTATGTCTGCACCCAAATCAGTATCTAGCTATAGAACTATTATATCCCAATATATCGATATGTTAGGTAATGTATTCGGGGAAAAGTATAGAAAATATGCTTTGGAAAAGTATAAGATATCGTGATTGCGAGATATTAAAGTTTATGTAAAAAAAATATATTACCTGTAAAATAGGTGTTAGTATTATATGATATGATATTAAACAATATTATTTTATCATAATTTCTTACCTGTATTGTCGTTTTGCCTCGAAATATCAATACTTACTTATTTGTTATTGCGTCGCGATGTTGTTGTTGTTGTTGTCGCGATGATGAGCGCTTACTTCTTGACAACCTTCTTCACAATCTTCTTGGTTCCAGCGGAAGCACCTGAATCGCCATCGGCGACGGCAGCAGCAGCAGCTGCGACGACGGGTGTAGGTGCAGGAGCAGCAGGAGTAGACGATGCCGTCCTTACAGGTGCAGCGGGGGCGTCTTGCTCAGCGTCCTCTTCTTCTTGTTCGCCATCGGAATCCTGAACTTCGTTGGACGCACGAGGAACGTCGTCGTCGCTGATCGTGTCAATCTCTTGAGTCTCGACGAGCTTCTTGTCATCGAGCGACAGATTGATGTGGCACTTGCCGCGCAGGGTTGTCTTTGGCTTCACAACTGCCTGGAACAGCTTCCAGGTAACGCCGAACTTGCCACCTGCGAACCAGACACCACCGCATTGCAACACCACCGCGACATGCGAACCCTTGGCAATCAAATCGAGAGGAGTAACGTGCTCATTGCAAGGGTCAGGGAAGATTTTGCGAGTAGATGGGTCAAAGAGCTCGACATTCCACACACCCTCCCAGATAGGCATCTTGACACTGAGAGTTGGGTTCTTGTTGTGATCGGGCTCGCCATTATCGCCCTTGGCGAACTTCAACATCGGAGTCCACTGAAAGTCGATATGCTGCTGCGTCAGAGTTGTCTTGCCGAACCAGTCCTTCTGATTTGCAAGCGCGTCGGCCTTGATTTTTTCCTCGAACTTGACAATGTTCTCACGGAACCTGGTAATTGCTGGCGTATTGTATTCTTCTCCGGGAAATTGGAGCGACATGCTGTATGTTTTCTCGCCGGTCTTCTTGTCTTCGAAAGTTGAAACGCCCCATGTCAACATGAGAGGAGTTGAAATATACGTGGCACCATTGGTAGATGCATTGAGAATTCCGACGCTCTTTCCACCGGAACTATTCGCCTTGGGCTTGGAATACTTGAGGTCCTTGGCAGGATTGAAGGTTTCACCAACCAGAATCTCCTTGGGGGCGGAAGACTTGTTGGCATAGGAAGCGGATGCGGAAGAAGCGGGCATTATTGTTGGCTTGGGTGTGTTGGTTTGTTGTTTTGACTACTTGTGTGTTCATGCTATCTACATTTATCTTTTTTAACCGAATCAATTTTCTGGCGACGAAAATGTCCTACATAAAATAAAAATGAAAATATGAAACAAAAAATGAAACAAAAAAATAATAGTTTCACATGATAATGTCCGTATAAAACATACTACGCTTTATCATATTATATTTTTATATATTTTGCATAGTTAAATATTTTGCATAGATTTATATACCAAATTATAGTATATTTTGTTTATTTTATTTTATTGGCTTTACCATCCATCCATCGTGTAAAATGCAGCATGTAATATGTAATATGCATTACAACTATTGCCATAAATAGAATCATTTGTATAATATATTAAAAAAATGTTTATAGTATATAGAAGAGTATCATATTAAAGAATATTAAGCACGTACTATAAATTATAAACTACTACTACAAGTATGACATCATTAACGTCACCAAATATTATAATGATGAATATTAATAGTATAGATACGAATGAAAATACCACATTTCACACAAATGTGAACGTAGTAAATGTAAATATTGGGATATCCTCCAATAGTAATACTATTTTACACGTGAATCATGATAATTCACCCACAGAAAATAACGCAATTGGTTCAAGTGGGTCAAGACCAAGGCGTGTATTGCCTTCTTCGATATTAGTTTTATCGTCTGACGATGAAACCAGCCAAGAGAATAACGCGAATAATATAAAAGAAAGCCTTCGAAACAAGCGCGATAAAGATAATAAAATAAAATTAAAATCAAAGACCGGATTAAAGATAGTCGCAAAATCATCTTCAAAAAAATTAAAAAGTATAAATAATAAACAAAATGATACAGAAATGGATTGCAATATAGACGATAAACGTGAATATTCTACAAAAAATATTGCGACTAACGCGACCAATCCGACCATTATCGCCCCGCCTGTAATAAAGAAGTTAACTATTTACACCTATGAACAACTTAAAACAGAAAAATATAAAATGGATGAACTTCGGAAACTTTGTTCGCAGTATAAAGTATCGCGCGCAGGAAATAAAGAAGAAATTATAAAACGTTTATATGATTATTGCAAGAATTCGATAGTGCCATTAAAAATACAAAAAGTTGTAAGAGGGTTTTTTCATCGTAAACTAATAAGATTACGTGGACCGGCATTTAAAAAACGTAATATATGCACCAATGAGACCGACTTTTTTACTATGGACGAAATGCATGAAATTCCATATGAGCAATTCTATAGTTATAGGGATATGGATGGATTTATTTATGGTTTTAATATTTTGTCGCTACATAACCTTATTGTAAAGGAAGGTGAAAATACCAAAAATCCGTATAATAGAAATAGTATCACGAATGATATAAAACAAGATATCAGACGAATCGTAAAACTATCGGCACTTTTAAAATCTCCTCTTGATATCGTGATAAAACATGAAATAGTGGATCCGCGAAAACGTATGGAAATGAAAATACTTGATTTGTTCCAAATAATAAACTCTTATGGTAACTATGCTAACTCTGAATGGTTTACAAACTTATCTCGAGTCGAACATATACGATTTGCGCGTGAGCTGCATGATATTTGGAACTATCGTGCACAACTTAGTAATCTTAAAAAATACGAAATCTGCCCCCCTCATGGTAGTCCGTTTTTAGGAACACCATATTTTACAAATATGGCTTCAAATGCGGCGCTGGTTAATTTAGAAATAGATGTTCTTATTCGCTTTAATTTACAAATTATAGAAAATCTTATAAAATCTGCGATAGACGTGGATAACAAAACACTAGGGTCTTTTTATGTATTGACTGCACTTACTTTAGTTAGTGAGCCTGCTAGAGAAGCAATGCCTTGGTTGTATGAGGCGGGCGTATATGGAGGTCATGATGGAACCTGAGAAAGGAGAGAAAGGAGAGAAAGGAGAGAAATGAGATAAAACAATATAATAACTATAATGCAGTTAATCAAGTATTATATTTATTACTTACACATACATCGATTATTAAAAAAAAACTTAATGAAAGTATAATAGTTATCGTAACTATTTTATGTAAAAAATAAAAATATAATATAATATAATACGATATAATACGATATAATACGATATAATACGATATAGTATAGTATAAATGTCCACTTTAAAAATAAACTACATTAATAATTCATGTGAATTATGTGAAATTGGAAAAAAATATGATACCGATAAATCATCACAAAGAATAAATGTAACGGATATCAGACATTGTCACCCGTATACATTATTCTATGATGGAATTTTTAAAAATAAAAAAGATGAACCTTTAAAAATAGCAGAATTGGGTATATTACATGGTGCTTCGATACTTATGTGGAAAGAATATTTTCCAAATGCCGAAATATATGGGTTCGACTATGATTCCAATTTAATAAATAATTTTAAACAAAGATTTAACAATGATAGAGTGACTCTTTCCAATATAGATGTAACAAATAAAGATAGTATTGTTACATCGTTTAGTAAATTAAATATTTTATTTGATATAATTATCGAAGATACAACGCATAAATTTGAAGACCAAATAAAAGTTATTGAAAATACTTACCAATACTTAAAACCAGGAGGAATATTAATTATTGAAGATATATTTAAATCATATAATGAAAATGCTTATATTCATAGATTGACTCCTATATTAAAAGAATTTCAAGATTATTATTTTATAGAATTGGATCATAATAATAGAAATTCAACTGGTTGGAATAATGATAAATTATTTGTATTAATAAAAGGACAAGGTGAACCTATATTTAAAAACAGAAATAAATTAACATTAATAACACCATCATATAGAATTAATAATTTATTAGAAATTAAAAAAAGTATTAACTTTGAATATATAGAAGAATGGATAATCGTATATGATGGTAGCAAAATAATTAATAATCCGCATTTATTTGAAAATCAAGAAAGTAATAAAATCAAAGAATATGTTTATAAATGTGAACATGGGGGTATATCAGGAAATCCGCAAAGGAATTATGCGTTAAATACAATTACGAACCCTAATGCAATAATATATTATTTAGATGATGATAATGTAATACATCCTAATTTTTATAAATTATTGAATATTGTTGATAATAATAAAATATATACCTTTAATCAACACAATAGAATGAAAGGTAATAATATAAATGTTTGCAAAATTGACACGGCGATGGTTATACTACCCTATAAATTATGTAAAAATGTAAGATGGATATTAAATAAATATGAATCCGATGGTTTTTATATAAAAGAATGTTATGATAAAAATAAAAATCAACATATATATGTTGATAACGATTTATGTTATTATAATAAAATCGGTCGTTAATATGTAAAAAGGTGCAAAGAATTACGCATATTATAATAGTGTAATCATTCCACTTCGTATCAATATTTTCCTAAAGTATTTCGAAATCCTTAAGTAAATACGTTTTGTTTTTTTGAACGCACGAACTAAATAGTTTATGACCTTAATATGTGCTATTTTATTGCATGTCCAAACTAAATTATAATATATAATGTCTAAAAATACTTAAAAAGACCTCACCTATTAGTGTATACAAAGACCACAATGGCAAAGAAAGCTCCCTCTTCCGCTGATTCAGCACCCGCTCCCGTTATCGCCGCACCCGCTGCTGGTGCTTCTACTCCCAAGGCTACCAAAGCCTCTAAGACCCCCAAGACCGATGCACCTGTTGCTCCCACACCTGTCGCTGTCGCCGCCACTCCTGCTCCTACTAGTGAGGCCCATACTGATGGTCCCAGCCCTGCTCTTGAGACTTCCTTGAGTTCTCTCTTCTCTGAGTTTGGCACCAAACTTCACACACTTAGCTCCGGTCTTTCTTCACTCCGTAGCGACTTCCGAACTCTTGAGCGCAACGTTGCTCGCGAGATGCGTGCTGCCCAGAAGGCTTCCAAGCGTAAGCGCAAGACCGGTAATCGTGCTCCTTCCGGTTTTGTTAAGCCCACCCTCATTTCTAAGGAGCTCGCTGAGTTTCTTGGAAGGCCTGTCGGCACAGAGCTTGCTCGCACGGAGGTCACTCGTGAGATCAATGCCTACATTCGCACCCACAGCCTTCAGGATAAGGAGAATGGTCGCAAGATCAATCCCGACACCAAGCTGAAGTCGTTGCTCCAGGTTAAGAAGGGTGAGGAGCTCACCTACTTCAACTTGCAACAATACATGTCTCGTCACTTTGCAAAGGCATCCGCTGCAGCCCCTGTTGCTGTAGCTTCTTCTTAAAGTATTTTATTCCTTTTTTTTTCTTTGAAACAAAACAAAATAAAACAAAATAAAACAAAACAAAACAAAATAAAATAAAATAAAATAAAATAAAACAAAATAAAACAAAACAAAACAAAACAAAATAAAATAAAATAAAACAAAACAAAACAAAATAAAAACATGTAAACAAAATAAAACAAAAACATGTAAACAAAAACATGTAAAACAAAATAAAAATGACATGTATAAAAATATGTCATTTTTAGTATTTTCATTTATTACTAGCAAAAAAATGAACAATCCATCCCAATCCTACTATATTCTATTTTTCAATAAATATGAAATTCTCTTTTTTCATGGTTTCGATAAGTAACGCTTTATTGATTGGGCCGTTAACTATTTTAATATGGTCATATAATTCTAGATTCTTTGTTTCATCGATGTCGAATAATTTCATGTTTTTATTTATCTCGTTAATATATTGTATTGAATGAATTTTCTCGTTTATAATCCAGTCATAAAATTCTTCAGTATTCATAGCATCCCGATATTTCTTAAATAATTGAAATGCATGAAATATGTTCATATTATTTTCTATGAACGACTCATGACTATAGTCACACCCGTATAGAATGCATATTTTTTTAAATACATCCATCTCTATATTCAGAGTTTTTAAAATATGGTTCATGTCATATATGACAACATTTGACTGCGTTAAACTAAGATACCTCAAAACGCGTCCACATCCATAAACAAACATGTCCGTATCCTCGCTTAGACATGCATATACGTGATTATTAGTAACTAGTTTCGCACATAATATATCTGCTTCGCCTGGTGCTTCAAAATATGTCATCCCATACGCTTGAAGCAAAGTCTTCACATTTTGTATATCGTCATATTTAATACTAACGAATTTCTTCCTCAATTGCTCCATAGTTTGCGTCATGTCATTGATTTCAGATTCTTTTTGTCTTTGTGTTTGCGTTTGTGTTTCCGCGTCCGGTCCCGTCTTCATGCTTTCAACAAGCACCTTTAATCGATAATATTCTTCGCGTGCATCTATTTTATTTTTTTTTCTTGTCGCAATCGTGTCATTCTTTTCTGTTGGTGGTTTTCCATCAAATATAAATATCGGTGTTATATTGTTGGTGCGAAACAGGGATATCATCAGATATAAATTTTCCAGTAACGCATTCTCGCTTATGTATTTGTAAAGATAGATGCTTATGTCTACTGCTATTTTTTTGCCGGAAAGATCAGACAATGGTATTGATTTTATAGACGATTTACATTTTGCTTGAAGAAACTTGTTGAGTGCTCGAATGCCCATGGTGATGCGATTACAACAAAGATTCTTGGTTTTTTTTAAAATTGGTATTATACTTACTGCTTATTTACTAACTATAATATATGTTATTCATACATCAATTTTTTATATATTAAATTGATATGAATATATAATATATGAGTATATAGAGACATACATTCAAAATGCCAGTGACTACGCGTCAACAATCAAAAAAACAAGAGACATTTACTACTAGTCACTTGGGAAAAAAATGCACAAATAATGCAAATATAGACTTCGAAGATGCTTCAAGAGAATGGCGCAAAAATAAAATAAAACATGAAAATTGCTGTTTTACGTATACATGCAATCAAAATCAATCATAAATAACCACCCACTATCGTCATACGCATCGTTCGCAACATTTCGTTATTTTGACGACTTGCCTGATTTTCCGTGTTATCCGCACCAGCGGCATCCATTGTTTCAAGACGAATCTCCAAATCAACTATCATATTTAAAAGTTCGTTTTTTTTATAGTTTTTGTAAATAAATTGAACAAAATTAATAATATTATTTTTATTCTTTTTAAACTGAATTGTATTTGTATTGTTATCGATACACCATAGTATGAAATTATTAAAGTTGGAAAGTAGAATGGAAACAATAATATAATACGCAAATGCATTTGTTTCCTCTTTGTATAATTTTTTCGCGACGATATAATTTGAATCGGTGCAGTTTGATATAATGTTATAGTCAAGACCCATATAGTTCAATATTTTTATGTTTTGAAATAACGAAAACAATGACTCGTATTGCAAATAAGTGTAAAACTGCTTTAAAAACTTTCTACGATTTCGTGCCGATGTCGCTGATGTCATATTCACTGCGTGTGTTTCAGTGTTTGAGACCAACGCACCACCATCTACTGACACTACTCCGTCCTGATTTTCTTTCAGTTTAAGATTATCTATGAAATTCTTTCGCGTTGTTCTTGACGAAAACTTTGCACGCGAATTTATATCAAAGTAAGTTTCAAATACTACATTCATGATTCTTGCCCATACTTCGCAATACGATTCATATAGTTTTACATCTTTTTGAATCGTAAATACTCTGTGTAATAATCCATTTGCAGCACTAATATCCATTTCTGCGAAATCCAATCCATAGTTATGCATCGTTTCGTGAATAAATACTTTGAACCACTCCTCTTTTCGATACACGATAACGCGACCGCTTGGTTGACATAAATCTGATACACCTCCATTGATGTGTATCGGTTTCAATACACCCCCGCCATGTTGCATATTTACGTGATGGTATAGCTCTTCATACTCTTCGTAGTCTTCGTATGCCGCTTCCACCCCCTGCTCCTGCTCCTTGCTAAATATTGGGTGGCTTCGTTTAAAAGGAGTGAGATAAATAAAAGACTCTAGTTCAGGTCCGCATTCTTTGGCCGCATATTTTGATGCAATTTTTAACCATAGGTATATTTTTAATACCCCGTTTTTAAAATAGGATGCACTCTTTTTTTTTATATTATTTATCTCATACGTGCTATCTTCAAATATGATAAAGTTTACTTTTGCGGTTCGCGTTTCGTTGACATGAAATGAATACGTTAAAACATACGTGCATTTTTCTTTTATATAATTTACAATACTACTCGGAATATATGATGTATGTTCTAATACAGATGTTATTTTTTTCTCTATAGTCTTATCACTTGTCGTGCGAATATTTACAAGTTTGTGTTTGAAAATATCATTGAAGTGATCTTGATCTTGATCTTGATCTTGACCATTCTTGAAAAGACGAAACTCGTTGTCAATCATATCATAAAAAGACAACAATATATCGTTTATTTCATGTTGACGTTTATTTTTTGCATTCCCTGTTAGTTGCTTCTTATTCATTTGTATTATTTTTTTATAGTTGCCGCTACATTTGAATAAGTGAAGAAGATTATGGTCTGATTTACTTAGTGTATAGTTCATGGGCGCGCGGATGCGGATATATACTATATTTTTATATTAAAAATATGGTATTCTACATTATAGTTTAACTTTATTGTCTATTTTGCTATGTCTATTTGCTATTTTCACGTCACCTCTTCATAGCCATTCACACCTCCGCGTTTTGTTCTCAGTTTAGAACGAACACGCATCAAATGCACCGAAACAGATGGCTCTTTCGTATGATGATAATTTATCAATTTGGCGTTGTTGGTTAAAAGCAAAATATTTGCAAGATCGTCATTTTGAGTAAATTTGGCCAAGGTCGCATCTTCTAAAACCTTGGCATGTCTTCCATTGAAAAAGTCTGGGTCAATCGTAACTTCTTCGGGACGAAGAACCACCTTCTTGCCGTCTATTTTTGTTGTCCCTTGTTTTCTTCCAGCATATGTCGCCAACTCTACATCATGTGCTATCCGCGACAATATAGACGATGGTTCGTAATATTTGCTCTTCTTATTCGCATCCATTGCAAACAACAAATAAAACTCCGGATGTTTCTTTAAGAATTTATTCGCCTGATAATAATGCTCCACTGATAACCAGCGATGCCCATCTAGTGTAAACGGCGCATTCCACTCATTCGATATCTTTCTGCGCCAATTGTTGCTTCCACGATGCTCGTTACCACCGCCTCCGCTTCCACCAAGTTCCATAAACCCAAGCCTGTCACTCTGTGCTACATAATCGCCCTGTGCCCTCCCCGGCATTGCATCCAATGCAGTCTTATGATGCACAAGTTGGATATTCTCACTAAAATGCGGATTTGAAGCCGCTGCAGATAATGCATCCACGCTTTCATCCACCGCTCGCCCTTCCACTTTTTTCGCAATACCCAGCTCTTGAATAAACAATCTGAATTGCGGAATATGACTATATGCACCACTAAAAGTCTTGCCTTGTAAACAACGTGTGACAATTTGCAATTTGACGCAATATGGAATCTCCGGAAACGTCAACATTGCATTCCCGTAATAGGTGATTAATTCATAATGTTCCATCGAATGTGACACCATAATATAATAATCCGGATTAAACTCATAGTCTTCCGAGGTGGCTTTTGCCGCTGCCCCCGTTCCTGCCCCCGTCCCCCCCATCCCCTCCGCTTTACTGACTTCCGCCACATTTTTACGGATTTCCTCTACTAAAGCGGCGGTCAAATCACTGCCACAATTTATTACATTAATTTCTTGGAATGATTTTCGCTGACTTTGGTTAAAATCGTTATAAGAAAGATTAATAAATTTTATATTTAAAATCACCTCCAGTGCCGCAATCGCCCATGCATCTGCCCAATATTCACTTGTCATTTCTCCTTTTTGCATCACCTCGCGTAGCTGCTGAATCGTTTTCACGCCTTTCATAAATTTAACTTCTTTCTTGTTTTCTTTTACTGCTTCTATCTCTTGCATGACACGCTTATTTCGTTCGATGAGTTTTTCGGATTCGGCTTTTAGTTCTAATTTTTCTTGTTTGCTTTGACTATTTTGAAACCGCTCTTTGATTTCCTTGTTTCTCGTAGCAATATCCTGGTTCTCTTTTACTAATCTTTTTTCTTCACGCGAATAATCGTCATACAGAGTTTTATATTCGGCGAACTGCCGGTCAGTAAGTGCATAGGATAAAAGACGCCTTAATTTTATAACACTCATCGTCGTATCAGGGTCAATCGTTTTATAAGCTTGGCAAATAATCATAAAAAAACAATCGCCTCCCCCCGAATTTTGAATCACCTTGAAATTATTATTTTCATAGTAAGACTCCATCCATGACTCATCTTTGACATGACGATACCTCTTTCTTTCCGCCTCAAATTGGTCAAGCGTTTGCACCGGAATACTTGCATGTTTTAACGGCAAGTCGGGAATCTTTGAACCCTCCTCCAACATGGACGCGTGAATCACCCGCTGAAGGTCTGCTTCTTCGCCTTCGTCGCCGATACCCCCAATACCCAATTCTTCGCTTAATAATGCACTTTTTTGAAGTGCGTCTTTCCTTTCTTTTTCAGATGCAGACATGGACGCAGCCATAGACAAAGGTGCAAGCAAACGTTTTGATTTTATCTTAAGCTTTGATGCCTGTGCCGCCGCCTCGGCCATCCCCGTGGTTTCCGCTCTACCAGCTATATATACTGCTTTCCTTACCAGGCTTTCCTTTACAAATGAGTATAGAAGTGCCGGTTCTGCACTTTCCAAATTAATATCATTTTCCGAATCTAAAAGCGACTGAATCGTTTCTTGCATCGCTTCTACGACACCGATTTGCGATAATACTTTGTCGTCTTTTATCAAATATAGAGGGAAATATACGATACCTTTATCAATAAATGTATTTTTTATTTGCCCAATACTAACTATCGTATGAATACCTAAAACTTCCGCTTCATATAATGGGGCTTTATAATTTGAATCTTTCGAATCTACTTGTTCCAATGCCTTTACTTCGGGATAATTTATACTAGGATCAAGTCTTGAGCGAACCATTTTTATTATATTATATAATATTATACTTATTATATAATATTAAATATATTTATTTATATTTAATATACATAGATCGTAGAACGTTGTTCGTATAACTATATTTACATCCCTCCTCCCGATAATATACTATAAATATAACTTCCAATGTTCGGCAACAAAATAACATGCGTAATTATGGGAGGGCTGGGCAATCAGCTATTCCAAGTTTTCGCAATAATGGCTTTATCGATGAAACAAAAACGCGGTTTTATTTTTCCGAACAAAAAGTTGGGTGGCGATAAACGTCAGGATATATATTGGGATACACTTTTCGCGGAATTGAAAAAAAATACGTTTGATACGCCTATTCATAAATTACAGCTTCCAATGTATAAAGAAACCACGTTTCATTATAATGACGAAATGCAGAGACATCCGTTGGTGACAAACCAACGAAATGCTGTCGTGCTATTTGGTTATTTTCAAAGTTATAAATATTTTGAAAAAGAAACTAGCCAAATTATAAAATATATGAAACTGCAAGAAAAGAAACAAAACATGAAAAGTATAATGAATTCTGTATATGGAAATAAACGCACAATATCTTTGCATTTTCGCCTGGGTGATTATAAATCCTTGGCGCGTGAATATACCCCGCTTGGGTTGGACTATTATGAGAATAGTATCTTATATATATTGAAAACACTTGAACACGATTCCACCCCCAATGCCACCCCCAATGCCACCGCATCAGAGGAGCATATTGTGTTATACTTTTGCGAAGAAAATGACTTCATGGAAGTAGAATCAAATATAGTCCAAATGCGTAAGAGGTTTCCTTCTATGGTGTTTCGTAGAGCACCCAACAATATAGAAGATTGGCAGTCAATGTTACTTATGAGTTGTTGCGACCATAATATTATTGCAAACAGCACATTTAGTTGGTGGTCGGCGTATCTGAATACAAACCCGAATAAAATAGTTTGCTACCCCGATAATTGGTTTGGTCCCGCATTGCCAACACATACTACCAATGATTTGTGCCCCCCATCATGGACAAAAATAAAATGGACGTGTTCAACGACTATGTAAATAACTCATACCAATACTTTGCATATTCCTTACCAAATGGGGTTTATCCAAGTCTTTCATAATATACTCGTAGTTTGTTGTTTTTTTCTCTATGTCACTATAGTCCTCGCGCTGAACTGCAATAATCGGTGCAAGTAAATACCAGACATCTCTTTTTTGTAATTGAATCCAGTATTTGTCAATTGCATACATCGTGTGATTGCTAGGATTCTTCATAAGTTTTTCAATTCCCGTTTTTATATTTTCGATGAGCGTATCATAGTATGCATTTTTTACGATGTATCCCGTTGTCGTCTGGCAGTGTGAAACGCGAATACATGTATCGTCGACCTTTTTATATGGAGGCACGTTATTTCCGGCTAGAAGCACGATGTTGCAATTATCGGCGTCACTGCCACCCCCGCCACCATAATGCAGTTTAAAAAATTCATTCATATGATTCACTGCTTTTTCCTTGTCTAAAAATAAAAGGTCGTCTTCACATATCATTACATATGGCCAGTTATTTTTTTTGGCGATTTGTAAACACTTTAAATGACTCATGCTACAACCAATGCGACCATTTTGTAACTTGACTGCATTAAAGCGTATTCCGTTAATTCCTATACTTTTCAGTTCTCCTTCAATGTGCTCCCTTCTATCTTTCCTACTTTCAAGATTAATATATAAACAATGTTTTATATCGCTTACCGATGCGGGAAACCCTTGTGTTATAATGTCTGGTGCTATGTGGGTGTGATTTGGTGGCATTGTCGTGTTGTCTTGCGTTGTATATATATATAATAAAGTATATGATTTTAATATACTTTATTATTTATGCTTTATATATTTTCTATGGAAATATTACAAATGATGCAAAATATTTGTCACTTTTGATTATTTCCATACACTCAAGCATCTTTTTGCAGTGATATACCACGTGGTGGTTCATCGCATCTGTTTCAAATGCAACTATATTTTTTATAAGTTCAGGTTTACACATTTTTGTCGCGACGTTTCGTTTTTTGGTCGTTTTGGTCGTTTTTTGTTGTACTTGACTATGTTTGCTTTTCAGTATTTCGTAGTAGTTGCCAATATGTGTCAACATTTTCATATTATAGTTTAAAGAATAGTCCAATTCAAGTGATGCTATATTCTCGCTCGTATACTTATATTTTATACTACTCGGCGTAACAATAGAGTTGCGTGTATATTTATTTGTATCATCTGTATCATCTGTATCATCGTAGCATGGATCCATAATACCATTACATATACTATTTTCAATACTAATTTCATCGTCGTAACTAGAAAAACTATTCGACTTTTTCAAATTCGTATTACACGACGTGTCTGGGGAATTGTCCACCGAATTGTCCGAATCCGTGCTATACAATCCGGGATTTTCAGTTTTGTTTTTATTCTTTATGTCCAACCATATATTGTTTATTCGATTCCATTCTTTTATATTTTTATCTTTTTGTTCGTGCGTGGTGGTGGTGGTGGTGGTGGTGGTTGTGGTTTCATACATAGTTTTGATTGAACTAGAGATAATAATAATAATAATAATATTGGTAAATATCTTTATTATTATTATGTTTAAATGTATATATTTAACACGATTTTGTATGAAATTATTACTTCAACTCAGTGATAATATCCATATGTTTAAAAATAGTTTTATTTGTTATACTAGGATACTCCTTCATCTTCGGTTTTAATATACTAATAAACTCTATGCCTTTTATTATATTTTCAGTTCCGTCGTCTATACCAAATTTTATTTCCAGCGACGAATTAGTTACAATAATATATAAATTTTCATTCAGTTCTTCCACTTCATTTGTCTTATCCGGTTTCGTAATATACTTCATAATAAGTTTCTGTAAATTTTTAATAATTTCCAGAATCTCTTCTTTTTCAATAACGCCGTTTCTCATTAAGTTTACAATAAACAAACTCATTGCACGTCGATTATCGTTTGTTTTTGTGTATTCGCAAAACTTGTCATAGTTCTTTTTAGGATCCGCGTATTCAATATTGTCGAACAAATTCATAAAAACCTTATAATTATCTTCGAATATTTTCTTAAACACCTCGTATTCTTCCATCAAAATTTTAAATAATTTTGCATATAGTTCTGAGTAGAAACTATTTGAACTTGCAATGCTAAAAATAGAATGACCAATCTTCATCATATTTTCGTCACTTGTCTCGTGCTCTATGAGTTGTGATATTTCTGTTTTAATTTCATTCACCATCTTGTCAAATGTCGCCTCTGACATTTTATTCAAATAACCCCGAATGTTTTCCATATTCTTTTGTATACCTTCACTAACATGTTTTGTCGTCGTCTGAAATTGGCGAATCGTCTCCCAATCTTCATCCGTAATCTCCGATGGCCTGTTTTTACCCTTCTTAAACCCACCAATTCCATTTCCATTTCCGCCCCCCAAATTGGGCGTGGCGTGGATATTCGATCCCAGTCCCACAACCCGACTTTCCTTTTTAAGAAAGATAGGTGTTTTGATATATGTTGGTGCACCAACTTGCTCAGATAATTTTGAAATTATATCCAATGTCTCTTGTGTTAGGTTACATAAAAAACCAGCATTCGTTATTTCGTCATAATCGTTCATATCATATTGTATCATTTTGTTTGCTGTTTGTATGATATACTCCTATACTTATATATTATAACATATTTATATTGATTTTAATATAATTATTATTTTCCGGTATGGTTCTATGGCAAATATAAATATTTTAAACTATAAATACTTAAATGCATAAAGATATATTATAATACACTATAGAAGTAAAATACAAGATGACTGATAAGTATACTCCTCAACGCAATAATAAAAATTATAGATATAGTAATGGCGGTCAGGGTCCGAACCCGAACCAAGGTGGCAAATTTAATGCATTAGGTGGAACTGGAACTGGTGCAGGCGATAGCAATAACTATCGTTCTAATTATTCCGGATATAATAATAGCGGACAAGGTAATGGTCGCTATAAAAATGATTCTTCTTCGTCTTTGCAAAATGAACAAAGATTCGAAGGTAGACAAAATAGTCGTATGAATAATCGTGGCAATCGAAGTCATTTTAATTATCAGAATGATAGGGGTGAGGGCAACGGCAACGGCAACGGCAATGGCAACGACGGATTAAATATTCAAAGAAATTATAATAACACAGATATTCCCCCTCCCCCTCCTGCATCCGCCGCACCTGAATCCACTGCCACCAACATTGAACCCGTGGTTGAAATCGATACATCCGCTCCCCCGAAAGAGTTCGATAAGTGGGAAGACTTGGGGGGTATTCTCAATGAAGATATAATGCGCGGGGTTTACTCCTACGGATTTGACTCACCAAGTTTGATTCAGCGTAGAGCACTTTTGACTATGTTTGACAGAAGGGATATTATCGCACAAGCCCAATCCGGAACTGGTAAAACGGGTGTTTTTACGATCGGTGTTCTGCAAAATATAAACTCGGAACTCGATAAAACCCAGGGGCTTATCATGGCTCCTACACGCGAACTTGCAAAACAAATCTACGAAGTCATTTCAAGTATCGGGTCTGTAAATAAAAGCATCAAGTATCATCTGCTTATTGGTGGAACTTCCACCGACGACGATGCATTTGAATTGAAAAATAACACACCCCATATTATCGTTGGATGCCCTGGACGTGTTTACGATATGATGCGACGCGGTAACATAGTTGCAAAGGATATTTCTATTCTTGTATTGGATGAAGCGGACGAAATGTTGTCGATCGGATTTAAGGAACAAGTTTATAATATTTTTCAATACCTGAACAATAACGTGCAAGTGGGGTTGTTTAGTGCAACATTACCCCCCGAGTTACAAGCACTTACAGACAAATTTATGCGCAATCCTGTTCGTATTTTGGTAAAGTCAGAGTTGCTAACACTTGAAGGCATCAAACAATATTATGTTGCTCTCGACGACGATTCACAGAAATATGCAACACTTAAGGATATTTTCAATATTATTTCAATGTCGCAGTGTATTATTTATTGCAATAGCATCAAACGTGTGACGGATTTGACAGAGGCGATGCAGAATGACGGATTTCCTGTGTGTTGTATCCATAGCAACATGGAAAAGTCGAAACGCGATGAATCATATAGCGACTTCAAGGCTGGCAAACATCGTGTCCTTATTTCATCGGATGTTACTTCTCGTGGTATCGACGTGCAGCAGGTTAGAACAGTATTAAACTTCGACTTGCCAAAATGTATATTTAAATACTTGCATCGTATTGGGCGATCGGGAAGATGGGGCCGAAAAGGAACCGCGATTAACTTTGTTACTCGATGGGATATGAAAACGATGAAAGAGATTGAGCGACACTATCACACCATCGTTGATGAATTGCCTTCAAATATTGCGATAGACTAGATTCGATTCGATGCAATATTTGCGCGACCCATTAAATAATAAAATAAATTCGTATTTTTATTTTATTATTAATATTTTTTACATATAAATACGACTATAGCATCATGTTCGATATTAATAAAATTTTAACAGATATGAAAGATGCACAATTGAAGAAACTGGAGGAAATAAATGATAAAATAAAAAAAGAACAACTTAAAAATGACCCGAGTGGTAAGGCAAGTGCGAATGCAGGTGCAGGTGCGAACTCTTTTACGATGCAGTTGAGTAACGAGGTGAGTAAATATTTAAAAACATTCCCTGGCAATACGCCGGAACAAGGACCGCACGAAGGAGAGAAAGGAGAGAAAGGCCACGAAAAAGAAAAACGTGTTCCTCCACTAGAAACATCTTTTAAACTCCCTATCTGTTATTTAGAAGATAAAGATAAACGTGAAATCAACTCCAATATTTTAAATGATTTAGAACTACTTGAAACAAAAAATGATGATTGTGCTCCCATGTATGAAACAATTTTTAAACCTGAATCCGCTTTTAGTAAACGATATGTGGCACTATGGAGTCGCTACTATACTACAAATGTCGAATTTTTAAAAGAGTCGCAAATATTTTATCGATCTTATGTTAACCAATATGGCTGTAAACTTAGCGAACCTTTGCGCATGATTTGTGACGACCAAACAAATTACACGTATAAGCCATATAAGGCCGGCGATGACGCTGGTGCTGGCGATGACGCTGGTGCTGGTGCCGGCACCGGAGCAATTATTTTCCCACACGATGTTTACAACACGATTGATAAACTATGGCTGGATATTGCTTGTGACAAGAATTTCAAACAGCGTTTCAGTTATATTGATTTCCCGATGCTGGATAACCTAAATAAGTCGCCGATGGTGATGCAACTTATGAGTATTTATAACCTCACGTCGCCTGTGATTTCGCTTCTTTCGCCCCTGATTTTGTTGTTTATTCCGTTCTTCTTATTAAAGATTCAAAAATCGCAAGTCTCGTTGTCGTCTTATTTCGCATCCCTGAAAACAATTTTTTCTAGTCACCCAATCGGGAAAATATTTTCGCTTCTTGATTTTGCAAGTATGCCGTGGGATAAACGCATCTATGTTCTCATGTCTGTTTTCTTCTACTTTATTCAAGTTTACCAGAATGTAATGTCGTGCCATCGTTTTTATAAAAATATGATTCTTATTCACAAAAATATATTCATTTTGAACGACTATTTTCGGTATACGATTCGAAATATGAAACATGTTATTCAAATGTCACATAATCTTATCACCTACCGCGAATTTACAAACGATTTGAAGGCAAAGGTGCAACATCTTGAGAAACTATGTATTGTGTTTAGTAAAATCAAACCATTCGCGGTCAACTTTAAGAAATTCACCGAAATTGGAAAACTTATGAAACTAAACTACGAAATATTTGTTGACCATGATATAAAATCTTGCGTAGATTATAGTTTCGGATTCAATGGATTTTATGAAAATATTGACCATATCAAACAAATGATTGATAGTTTGCGAATCAATCCTTGTGTATTTATTGGCGACGAAGAAGAAGAAGAAGAAGTCGTAGAGCAAGAAGAACAAGTCGACGAGTTGCCCGAAGGAGAGAAAGGAGAGAAAGGAGAGAAAGACAATAAAAAAAAGAAATCTAAAAAGAATAATTCTATGACGTCTGCAGTTTCAAACAAATCTGCAGCGAGCACTAAAAGCACTAAATGCAAAAAACATACATCTTTTAAACAGATATACTATCCTCCACATGAAACACCTATTAAAAACGATGTTGTCATAAATAAAAAGATTATAATTACGGGACCTAATGCCGCAGGCAAAACCACGATTATCAAATCAACACTCATGAATATTATTCTTTCGCAACAAATAGGCTACGGATTTTATGATAGTGCAAATATTCGCCCTTACGACTATTTACATAGCTACCTGAATATTCCAGATACATCCGGACGCGATAGTTTATTCCAAGCCGAGTCAAGACGTTGCAAAGAGATTTTGGATAGTTTAGAAAAAGAAAGCGATAAACGCCACTTTTGTATTTTTGATGAATTGTATTCGGGAACAAACCCTTATGAAGCAGTTGCAAGTGCATACGGGTATATTGACTACTTGTCAACAATGAAGAATGTCGATCTTATGCTTACAACCCATTATATTTCACTATGCAACAACCTGAAGACAAATAAGAGAATTAAAAATTATAAAATGAAAGTGAACGTTGAAGAAGACTATAATTTGAAATATTTATACAAAATAGAAAGAGGTATATCTAAAATAAAAGGAGGCATCAAAGTATTATATGATTTAGACTATCCAAAAGCAATTATAGAAAATACAAAACAACTTTTGATGTCAATGTAATTAATAAAGCATTAAAGCATTAAGCGTTAAATATTTTATTTTTATTTATGTATAAAAATAAAAGATGTCACTATTCCATTCACAAACTATTTTCAATATTCTTATTACTTTAATCATATGTTCGGCGATGTTTCTCTTTTTTAGAGCTAAGATGAGAATTTTAGAGATTTCGCAAAGAGAACAGGCAAAAGTATTGCAGTCTTTAGTGATAAGTATGAGAAACGGAGGAGGACATTCGCGACAAGATATTGTGAGCGATGATGAAATCATGAAACATGTGCAGATGCAGATGCAGATGCAACAGGGGGGTGCGGGTGCGGGTGCGGGTTCAGGTGCAGGTAATCAAAATCGTCATACAAATGATTTGATTGATGTTTCCGATGACGATGAGGACAACGACGACGATGACGACGAGTCCGAATCCTCATCCTCATCCTCATCTGACTCTGAAGATGATGAGACGGATTCTGAAGAGGATGAGGAAGAGAACGAAGAGAATCACGAGAACCACGAGAATACTACAAAAAAAATAATATTTAACAACTCCGGAGCTTTAGACATACATTCACATACTCTCGAACACTTAACCGGCGACGATATTAAAGTGATTGAGTTGTCGGAGCCTTTATATGCTGTAGGAGGGGGAAATGTTTCTGGAACCAAAGATTTGAATCATCATGATACCAATGATGTAAGTGACGATGACGGCGACGACGATGAGAATGCGAGTGACGACGACGACGACGACGACGACAACGACGACGATGATGAAGAAACGAGCGATAATACGGAAGTAAAGATAGAAGAACTCCCTAATCATGCATCTTTATCTTTACACCAAGCACAACATTTAGAAACTTCCGTGACCGATATCAATACTATCGAAATTAAAACCATTTTTAAAGCCGATAAGCAGCAGCAGCAGCCGCAGCAGCCGCAACAACAACACGCAGACTACAACTCAATGAATGTTCAAACACTTAAGCAACATTTGAAGACTAAATTATCGGCGGATGGGATGCACTACAACGAGACTGCTATTAACAAACTTAACAAGAAAGAACTTATCAAACATTTGACTCAAGGATAGGCGAATGACGAATAGCAAACATTATTTAGCAAAGTATTAATATTTTATTATATATATTATAATAAATTATACAATAAAGTATATATAGTAGTTTAGTAACCACAACCACAATCACAACCACAACCACAGACATGTCTTGGGGAACTTGCTACGCGGGTTCAAATAATATCCACTTCAATTTTCCACCCATTATGGCCGATGGTAGAAACTATTCGACCTGGCAACCCGGTTCAGTTATAAACGAGAAAATTCGCGAAAATAATGACATTAAGTCGAACTGGGATTACCGAACCTTTTTGCAAAACAACGCAGTCAAAATAATGCAGACGAATTCTATATCTGCCTGCAACAACTGCGGGGCGTGCCCGCCTGTCTACACTGGGAGCCAAAATCCGATTTCGCAATCGAGTGTGCCGTTTGTTTTTGAATCGGCTTTAGACAATAGCCAACCTTTTGGCTATGAAACAAGCGACCTGAAAAATATGTATCTTTCGCGGAACGAATTGCAGAGCCGGATGAGTGCACCGCATATTTCTCAGTCGCAAATGTTGATACAAGGTTTAGCGCGTTCGAATTAAGAAAGGGGTTGGTGCTAGTAGAGTTTTAATACTATGTTATTTTATTTTTTTTGAAAGTAAAATAACATAATATCTAGTAATAGTATATAGTAATATAGTAACTTTTAAAATAGAAATAAAAAATTAAAATGGCAACAAGACGTAGAGGTGTAAAAAATACGCGTCGTCGACGTAATCTAAAAACATCAATACGAAAGAAAACTTATAGAAAAAAAAACATAAATATTAATAAAAAAAAAAATAGTAATAAAGTAACACGTAAATTAGGGCGTTTACATCATGTAGGAGGTGCTGGAGAGGAGGATTCTCCTATTGAACATGAAGATATAAAAATAGCTGAAAATATTATAGACGCTACCGGATTAGCACCTGAAGGAAAAAGTTCACAACAATTTGTTGAAGAAATAGAAATAAAACTAAAAAAAGAAGGGTTATTGGATAAACATATTCGCCCTACAAAATTATCTTTATATGGTAAACTTTTTGAATACATTTTTGCTCGTAAAGATTTAATGCTTGTAGACAAATTGTATAATGATTTTGTTACAACAAAAGATCAAGAAAAATATGACGTTGATCCAAAGTATACCACGGGTGATGGTGTTAACGCAATATTTAAGGATTGTTACTTAAGTTTAAAAACTAAACAAGTTTTATCACCAGGTGGTCGATTCGCTGGTTATGTAGAAACTGGTAAAGCTTTAACATTATTGGATTCTTTAAAAGATGTAGTTACGGGTATACTAGGTAGACATGGATTTAAAATGGTATTAGAAAGTTATCTTCCTATTAGAGATGATTCTGGAAAACTAGTTGCAGTAACCGGACAAAATCGTAGTGTTTACGATATTATATCTAATATAGGAATAATTTTGGGAGAGCATAAAGGAATAATTTTGGGAGGGTATAATTTAGAAAAAGGAATACAATACCTGATAGATAGCGTATCAGATTTTAATAAAGAAGGTTCCAAAATACTTAACAATTCAAAATTAACTCCTAGTGACCGATGTTCTCAATTAAAAACATTGAAAAATAAAATAAATGATTTTAGTAAAAAAATGGCGGTTCATGGATGTAAAGTAAGACTAGATGTAAAAGCGTCTAGAGAATGTGGTACATTTAGACACGATAATTCAACAGGTAAAAAAAAAGCAAAAATACCACAATATAGAATCGCATCATCATTGGATGTAAGCAAATTAAGTGCGGAAGATGTACCCCTAGATCCAGCGAGCCCTATCGTGTTTGAAAGTCAAGATCATGATAATGACGATAAAAGACCTGGACTTCATGCACAATGGTATATCGGGGTCTCGAAATCGCATCCAAGCCGCTCTGGTAGAGATAAACAAAAACAAAACGAAACATTAAACCAAGCGTTAAAAGAAATGGGTATGCCAAATTCGGTAGCACCAAGGTCATTCAAGAGTATAAAATCACCACAAAGTGAAACAAAACCAGGTGCAATAGTAAGACCACTATCAAATAAACCCTCAACATCATTTTATCGAAAAGCAGACGAATATGTGTTGACACCGCGACGATTTAAAACACCAACTACAAGTCGTGGGCGAGGATTAAGTAGAGTTTCTGAGAAAAGTGGAATGTAAGAATGATGAATAATATATACACAATCCTTTAAAATAATAACAATATATTATATATATCATCATAAACACCTATGAAACCAAAAACCTTAAAATATTACGCTTCAAAATATTTACCCCGTATTTTATCTAGACGTGATACTTTAATCGAAAAAAGGCAACTCGACAAATCCCGCAAACTTTATAAGCAAAAAAAATACTATACACGAAAAGCCGTCGCATCTTATCCAGGCAAAGTATCAAAGCATATTCTTCATGCGAGGAAAATATATGGCGTAGAAGATATTCTTCCTTCATCTCAACTGGCCAAAAAAACAGGATGCAGTATTTCCGCCCTCCGCCAAATTGAGAAGAAAGGCCAAGGTGCGTATTTTTCATCCGGTAGTAGACCTAACCAGACCGCACACTCATGGGGACGTGCACGTCTTGCAAGTGCAATTACCGGTGGGAAAAGTGCGGCAGTTGACTTTAGTATTCTTGACAAGGGTTGTAACCATAAAACAAGTCGTGCATATAAGATGGCACTACGTTCTGTCAAAGTAAACGGGCATGGAACTAGACGTGTTCCCAAGTCTTCATTTGTAAAATCGTGACCTAATACATTGATTTCGCAAAATACATAATAAAAACATATTATTTATTTTTATATACCACAAAAAAACATGAAAACCATGAAAAACATTATAAGCTTCGATGTCGGGATGAAAAATTTAGCATATTGTATTTTTCAAGTTTGCGAAACTACATGCAAAGTGAAAATATTAAAATGGGATGTTATCAATCTTTGCACTCCGATAGTAAGAAAGTGTAACACTTTAGGATGCACACAAGATGCAAAATATTGTAAGACGTTTCGTGCAACATGCGACGACGACGACGACGATGACGACGAGAGTGAAGATGAGGAACAGGACACTTATGAAAAAGGAGAGAAAGGTGAGAAAGGAGAGAAAGATGAAATAAATGAAAATCAAGAACCCGAATACCATGTCGAATATTTTTGCAACAAACATGCAAAATTATCAAAATATAAAGTTCCAACACCTGAATTGAATATCAAAAAAATAAGAAAAATGAAACTTGTAGACATCAAAGAACTAATCGTGAAGTATAACTTTGCTCTACCTCTTGTAGAACATTCAACTTCTTTGTCTATTGTTCTCGATGAGAAAGGAGAGAAAGGAGAGAAAGGAGAGAAACACGAAAATAAAATAGTAAATACAAACTTGACAAAAACAAAAACAAAAACAAACTCAAATACAAAAGATAACTTAATCAATATGATAAAACAAGAATTACACAAAAACTATCTTGAACATATTGAAAATGTAAAAGCAATGGATGTAGATTTAATAACGATCGGCAAAAACATGATGCAAGAGCTTGACAAGGTTTTAGAAATGGGAGGGCTAGGTATCAAGATAGACATTGACATCGCAATTATTGAAAATCAAATTAGCACGATTGCAAGCCGCATGAAAACACTGCAAGGAATGATTGCACAATATTTTATAATGAAACATACACCCCATATTGAATTCATCTCAGCATCCAATAAACTAAAAATGTTTATTACAAAAAAGAAAACAACATATACTGAACGAAAAGCCGAAAGCGTTGAAATAACTGCCGAACTTTTAGAAACAAAAGAAGAGTTCAGAAATTTTAAAGGTTATCTTAATAAAAATAAAAAGAAAGACGATCTTGCAGATTGTTTTTTACAGGGGGTATACTACCTTACGCTTAAAAATATGATAAATGTAGTTTGAGTGTTTAAGTGTTTGAGTGTTTGAGTGTTTAATTTCGCATATAGTTTCACAAATATATATTTATAATGCGCACAAACTTAAAATTAAAATTATAGATTATTATTATCGATAATATAACATTATGGAAGAAATCATTGACCTTGGAAATTTATCTGATTTAGATAATGGCTTTAGTAATAAAAGTAGTCGCGGGGGCGGAGGCGGGGGTAGTGGCACCAAATCCGTCAACTTCGGTGGAGGCCTAGAATTGCTTATGAATGATAAACTGAAAAGCGGTAATAAAAATGGCGGGGGTATGGGGGGCGGCGATAATATTGATTTAGATGATCTGAATGAATTGGAAGACGAGTTGAATGATTTGTCGGATGCAGTAGGTGGAGGTAGTCGTGGGGGTGGCAGCGGTGGACCTAAAAAAATCTCAAAGAATTTCAAGTCTGATTTTTTTGGTTCTTCAGGAGGAAGCGCGAATGCGGGCAGCGGCGGCATAAAACTGAGCAGTTACAACGACGATGATGCCAGTGATGGTGGATATTCTGAAGCAAGATATAATAATATCAGCGGCAGCAATGTCGGTGCATCTACCGCAAATACAGACAACGACAATAAAACATGGGATGGGTTTGGTAAGTTTAGCAATATTCCACTAAATCCTGATGCAAATGTGGACGCAACGCCCCAGATGTCGAAAGAAGAATTGTTGCGCGAAAAGTTCAAAATGCTGCAAAAGTTGGAAGAACTTGAAACAAAGGGTGTTCGACTTAGCAAGAAATACAGCATGGAGTCGTCGCTACTTGAAATGAAGGGCGAATACGAAACGCACGTCGAAGAACGCGAGAAGAAGAATAGTGTCAAGTTTCAACAAAAATTGCTGATGACTGCAATTACAGGTCTGGAATTTTTAAATAATAAGTTCGACCCCTTTGATTTGAAGTTGGATGGATGGTCTGAACAGATAAACGAAAATGTTGACGATTATGAGGAGATTTTTGGAGAACTGCACGAGAAATATAAGTCCAAGGCAAAAATGGCACCTGAATTGAAACTGCTTTTTCAGTTAGGTGGAAGTGCAATCATGCTTCATATGACAAACACGATGTTTAAATCGGCGATGCCGGGTATGGACGACATTATGCGCCAAAACCCCGAACTTATGAAACAATTCACACAAGCGGCGGTGAACACGATGTCGCAATCATCGCCCAATTTTGGGAACTTTATGGGGGACATGATGGGTGGTATGGGTGGTATGGCAGCACCTCCACCGATGTCGAGCAACTTTAATAACCAGCGCCCGCCACCGGCACCCGTTGCTACCAAGGGACCCAATTCAGTTCCACCTCCGCGAAGAGAAGGCGATATTTCGAATCGCCCAGACCTGAATTTTGGTAGAGGAGACATGAATGAAGGTGTGAATTTGACAGATAATTTTGTAAATGCGTTTGCAAACAAGTCGATGCGTGGACCACCTCCACCAAATCCGCAAAACCCGCGCCCTGAAATGAGAGGACCAAGCGATATTAGTAATATTCTTTCCGGTCTTAAAACCAAAAGTATAAATATTCCTAATGGAAGCGGGGGTGGTGGGGGCGGCAATGATATCACGTCGTTGTTTGGTGGTGGTGGAGGCGCTGCAAACAATGCAAACAATGCAAACAATACGGAGGAAAAAGGAAGCACCATTAGTATTTCCGAGTTGAAAGATCTGCAAAACGATAACATGCCGAACAGAACAAAACGTAAACCCAAGTCTGAAAAGAATACGATTAGTTTAGATATTTAATTCAAAATACAACAAAATATAATAAAGATATCAAAATATATTTTTATTATATACGTTTTTACCCTAGGAAAACACGAAACGAGAAACACGAAACGAGAAACACAAATGATATCTATCATATGCATTATACATAATGCAATCACCACAACAACACAATTAGAATCATTATCGGCAAGTGTTCAATCTGTGGTAAACCAAACATACCAAGATTGGGAGTTGAAAATCGTATATTATAATACACCTACGCACGCACACACACCGACATTTGAAGACAAACGAATTGAATTAAAAACCTACAAAGAAGAGTTTAAATCGTATTTTCAAACTTTGTTACATGTTGTCAACACCGATGCAATTTATAACTATATTGGAATATTAGATGTAAACGACATATGGGCATCAAACAAACTAGAACTTCAAGCTGCAAAACTAAAAGAGTTTCCAAGAATAGATGTAATTGGGACAAAAAGTAGATATGGTCACGCTAATACAAGTGCCGACCTAGAACACGAAATCCCCGACATCCCGATCAACGGGCTATACAATTATAATCTTTTTAAAGTAAACCCCTTTATAAATAGTAGCGTAGTTTTTAAAAGAGATGTATTGCGATATATACAACTACAACATCCCGACTCACATTCACATCCACACCCACAACATGACATAGACCCAGACAAAATAACACTATTCTGTATGAATCAATTATGGCTGCAGTTAAGTATATACGAAGCAGTATTGTATAATATAAATCAAGTCACGTTAATCCACAAAACGCCATACCAAATCAATCACTATAATACGTGCTATGGAAGCGAATATTTTAAAAATATAGTATCGGAGTTTAAGAAGAAATATATAAGAATACGTTTCTTCAGCGACTTCTGCACATCGGAAACGTGTAAACAGAACTATGAACGAATGTGCCTTTATCAAAAACTGGACTACTATGGCAAAACAAATAAAATATACATTACAACTACCGAAACATATACACACGTCATTTTATTAAACTGCCCTGTTCCTGGAAGTCTTCATGTTGAAAAAGAATGCGTTATTGGTTTTGCACACGAACCACCCGACAATTCATTTTTACGTCTTTATTATAATAACTTTATTGAATATGCCACAAATAATATAGGAAAATATTTTATTGGTGGTGTCGGTTCATTACCATCGCCTCCGTTTTTAGGACACCACGGATTCCTGTTTCACGAAATGCCTAAAAATATTGGTGGTTCTATTCGAAGTAAAAAAACAAACATAATGTCAATCATGGTTTCGCATAAGTCCTATACACCCGGACACAAATATCGTCACGCACTTGTAAGTTATATACTCAAACATCGACTACCAATAGATATATGGGGCAACGGCACAAAATTTTATAAGCAACGATTTCCCGAAAATAATAACATATATGGCAATTTCAAATCTATGGCGGAAATGTGCGAAAACTATATGTTTACGATTGCGATCGAAAATACATCCCACGACCATTATTTTAGCGAAAAAATAGTTAACCCGCTTCTTTATGATACGATACCCCTTTACTGGGGGTGTAAAAAAATAGAAGAGTATTTTCCTAACTATTCTATAAAACTAACAGGTAATATAAATATGGATATGATTACGATTCACCGCGTATTGAAAAATCCGCGATATTTTATGGAGAAACATAAGGCGAATATAATAGAAGTATTGGACAAAGTGAATCTTATTAAAAATGTTGAAAGGTTGCTGTAAACAAAACACGCAAATAATTATAAGTTGTAAAATATACATAAACAGATCATAATAATAATTATAGACGACACGCACACAACATATCAAAATACAAAATAAACATGAACGAAGTTTTAAAATATAATTTTAAGACGATTTGTTTTAAGGAGAAAATGCACCTGAAACGGGATAAAAACAACAATATTTATCTACTGCAGTTCTATGCGGAGAACAACCGAGCGAACTTGTATAATATCATAAATTTAGACATATATAATCTGATGTTCACGCTAAATAAAGACAACTTTGAGAAAATTGAAATGCATAGTATAGCATCCAATACGCTTTCATCAGGATCAGAAAATAAAAATGTAAACGAAGTCAATGTTCTTTTTCTTTTTAAACCATTTGCAGCCGATTTAGGGATTAAACCCAAATACATGTATGTGAGGGTTACGGAAGTGTGTGAACCAAATAAAAAGACATATAATTGCGTGGACGTTGACTATCCGAATCCCGAAGTGTTAAAAAACTATGACAAAGTTGTAAACACATTATCATCCATGGTGGTAAACTTTGAGTCGTGTCATAAAATAAACGTTAACTATATTTTTAAATTGGAGTTAAGTCACTCATTGCCTATTTATATGGAAAATATTATGGGACTTATCATGAAAAAAGTGTTTCTGAATCTGAAACAATTTATTGAGATGATACAATAATGTAGTTGAATATAAGCGAATATAAGCGAATATTATTTAAAAAATAACAAGTTTAAATATTATTTAATACCATATACTATACCTATACCTATACCTATACTCATGTTTGCAATGTTTAAACGAATTAAAGATAAATGCCCCCTTTATTACAAAACCGATGCCGATGCCGGTGCCGATGCAAAGAAAAATGACGATATCGTAAACGCAGACTCACAAGAATTACAATTCCTACTTGAAAGATGCGACCTAGACTCTGAAACAAGTGCTACCCCTAACGCTGCGAAAAATATACTAGACAAAATCGGTTCTTTTCTAAGCAATATAAAACCCACGCTAGTGTCTGCGATGTCGAAATCATATTTTATAACCTCTTGTATGGGGATATGTGCAAAATATTATGTGCTGTATAAATGCACCAAAAAAACGTCCGCGGATTACAACAATATCGTAATGCGACTTGCTGGAGATTTGGCAGATAAAAATATATTCTTCACTAAAATATTCCAGGGGATTTCTAATAACGCGAATAATAAATTAATGAATAAAGATTTGTTCAACTACTTTGTCAACTATACAGATAACGTAAAATATCACGAGAACGAAATAGATTATAAGGGACTATTTGAACTGATAAATATTGCAAGACAGAACGGGGATGAACTTGTTATTGATGGTGGCGGAGGTAGCAGCACTGAACCTATAAAATCCGGCGTTATCGCAGTTGTATTCAAAGCTACGCTTAATGGGAAACAAGTAGTTATAAAATGCCGGCGTAAAAATATTGTTGAGAAATTTGATAAGTCGATGAATGAACTGGAACTTTTGGCAAATATAACCAAAAAACTGCCGTATTTATGTAACATGAATATTTGCGACATTTTCGAAGAAAATCGTGAAATAATGAGAGGACAACTTGACTTTAAAAACGAAATTGATAATATAGACGTTTTTTATGATAAATTCAAAGACGTAAAAGACGTATGTATTCCGCGCGTTTATTCGTATTTTACAGAAGCAAATCCAAACGCTATTGTAATGGATTATATTGAGGGTGCAAGACTTGAAAATGTCGAGGCAGAAGATAGAGACAAGTATTCAAAAATATTGTCAAGGTTTAATATTAAATCTGTTTTTTATGATTCATTGTATCATGCAGATTTACACTCTGGGAATATTATTTTTATAAAAGAATCATGTGATACAGAGACAAATACAAACTATGTGTTTAAAATAGGAGTAATCGACTACGGAATTATCGGTAAGTTAACAAGAGAAGAACAGAATTTATTTTTCAACTTTTTTAAAATTTTGGTATCGGGGAACTATGATAAGCTTGCAAAGTATATAGTTCAGCATCTCTCTGAGCCGTTAGAGAAAGGAGAAAAAGGAGAGAAAGGAGAGAAACACGATAAATTAAATGAAAAACTCATAAAAGACATTTACAATGTATGTTATCATACACTGAGTGTGAAACAAATATTTTTCGGAGGAGAAGAAATATATGAAGTAAACAAAATACTAAAAACACAAAATCTTACCTTTTCTAAATTCTTTTGTAGGATTGAATTAGCAATTGCTATTTCAGAAAATGTATGCAACTCTCTATGCAAAGATAAAACATATATTGAACAACTAATGTCCGCCTTTAAAGATTTATTTAATGGAAGCTATGATAGCATTTTTGACGAAGAAGCAAGCGAAGAAGAACTCGAAGAATATAGTAACTATATAGAACAATAACGATGCAAAATAACTATGTAGAACAATAAAATATATAAAACAATAAATATAAAGGTTATATATATTGTTTTATAGTTACACAAAATGATAAATAGCGAACAAATTATAGAGATAACAAAACGTATCGAGACATTAAAAACAGGTGACTTACTATTATGCGACAATCTTGAACAAAAAGGGCTTGGATTGTTCGGCTGGCTTATAAAGTATGGTTCGCAAAGTGATTTTTCGCATATTGCCATGGTAGTTGTAAACCCGGATTTCACATATGTAGATAAACCATTGAAGGGTGTATATGTATGGCAGTCCGGCACTGCTCAAATACCCGACGCAGAAGATGGTAAGAGAAAAATAGGGGTGCAACTTACACCTATCGTCGATTTTATAACTACATATAAAGGGAAAATCTATTTGCGAAGATTGCGTGTTCATTTTGCAGAAGATTGTATCGAAAACAATACAACTATGGTGAATATCGACACCGGTAGTGCAGCATTAGTAACTAGAAATAGAAACCAAAACCAAAACCAAAACTTACTTATAAAGACATTTTCGACTACATTTGGCTATATTTACTCGGGATTCAACATATTGAAATATTTTTTTTATAAAAGTAACCACCCCCAACCCCAATCCCAATCCACTGATATCGAATCCAACCAAGGTTCGCTTGATACATGTATACACCAACCCCGACACCTACACTATCATACAGGAAACCCATTTACACATGAAAAAATGAAGGAAATACATGATTGTGTTTATAATAAACCTTACGATATTGTGGTGCGAGATTGGATTGAAGCGTATTGCAAGAAAGACCCAGACCCACAAAAAATATCTCGCTTTTGGTGTAGTGCTCTTGCGGCATTTATATATACAAAAGTCGGACTACTTGATGAAAAAACAGACTGGAGTATAATACGCCCTAGTTTCTTTTCAAGTGAAAATCCGGAACTGAATCGTAGTATTTTGATTGGTGCTGAGTTATCCAACGAAGAACTAATATGGTGTAGCGTTTGATTTGTCTCGGCAACTAGATACATACATAATGCGAGGTTATGTATGTATTTTTATACTTTAATTTTGATATTTGTATTAGGTAGACATCCTATTGCTTATTACGTCTTGTTTTATGCTTTTTGTTATGATTATTACTATGATTTGGATGATGCTTCTTTTTTGTAAATCTGGTTGTAGTCATATATGTGGATGTAAGTTTCTTTATTTTTCTTGATTTTAGTTTACTATTTTTAAGTGTTTTGCGTTTGTTCGTATTACCGCCACCACCCCCTTGACCCGAGCAACCCATTTCTTGTAAATGATAGTCATTTTTTGGTATAAGGTATGGCATATTACCCAAATAACAATACGAACCTTTTCCTATATTTGCAATTATTGCTTGGGCAATTGATTGATTAAAACCATCTTTACTCTCAAGCCTTAATATATTTTGTCTAACTTTTGTAGATGACATATCTTTATATTTAGATTCTGTTATTCTAAGACGTGTAAAGCGTGGTCCAGTTTTTGATGGTTGATATGGATCTGGCGTTTTATTTAATGATGACTCACGAATACTATATATCATATTCATATTAGCTCCATAATGTCCGCGTTTTTTGACTTTACCTTCACTATTTTTTTGATCAAAATAAAAATCAGAACCACATAAATAATACATATTATGTTTTTTACTAGGATTGCTTGCAATAATACTTCCAATAATACTTCCCATTGGATCATATTCCTCTTGATTAACTACTATCATATTTTGTGGGCCGAATAGTGAAGAATCTTTCCATTTATAATCATTGATAGTTAGTTCACATAGTTCAATTCTATCTTTTAATGACAAATATCCGGCGTCATCGTTTAATTTTTTCTTGATATGAGATTCTGGCGCCAATACCATAACACCATAATACTTCTGACCAGGTATTTTAGGTTGAATAGCTTCATATGCTAGTTCAAACAATCCTATATGACCAAAATGTGGTGGGTTAAAACTTCCGCCATTAATAATGTATATACTATTATTACTAGTGTTACTTATTTCACTATTTATCTGAGCAAGACTAAGTTGTCGCACTTTACTTGCACTACTTGCACCAGTTGGGATAGTTAATCCTCCCATCGTTGCTTTTGCTAACGCTTTTAATTTTTCTAAATCTTTTATTATTTTATCTAAGGCAGCCGTTCTACCTGATGTTATTAAATCCTTACTATTTGGATTTAATGAATCATACATTTCAGGATATTGATCAAAATCGGCTGGTACTTCAATCTTTAATATTGGTAATAATTTTTTTATAGAATCTTTCATCGTTTGTGATAAAACATTCGTTCCTTTCGCATATATACTAAGAAAATCACTGAATATCTGTATAATAACATCTTTATAAACTTTATCAGGAAAATTTTTACATTCTTGTATGGTTTCTTCTATTTTTTTTATTTCGTCAGCATTAAACGAATGAGGCGTTTGAAAATAATTTACTGGTATCCATATAATACGACCAGCGTTACCTTGAGGATTAAAAGCATTCATTTTAATTGCAGTAGTATAACTGGTTTTGTCACAACAACTTGCACTACTGCTAGTATACGGAAACCATACTTTATATAACTCTGTTCCATTTACATTTTTTCTATCATAAAAAAATAAAAAAGAACCACTGAAAACAGATTGTAGGTATGTTCCTTCTTCATTTTTAATTCCTAGTTTAATAGTATCCTCTGTTTGTTCATTTAATTTAATTAATTCCATACGATTATCATCATTTAGTATAAATATCTCATACTGGTCCGCTCGTATATTCACACATCCCATAGGAATACCAAGACCAAAAAATTCGTTTATATATTTTTTCTCTACCAAGTTATTTGCATCTACCAAAACACTGGATGCAAGTGAAGATGTTGGAGGAGAAGCAGGAGCAGCAGAAGCAGGAGCCGCAGAAGCAGGAGCCGCAGAAGCAGGAGCCACGTTAACTACTGCAGGATAAAGAACCGAAAAGTCTATATTTGTAGTATTATAGTTATTAGTATCAGAATTTTGACCAAAAGCTGATGGAGAATTATTATTCGTTGTTGAAATAATAGTTTTTTGGTTAGGAACTTTTAAACATTTAAAAAAGTAAGGTTCTATTGGTTTACCATCGGAATCACTAATACCTTGTGGAAAACGTTGTAATATATTTACATTAAAGTCTCCCGAAAATACAATATCATAATTTTGATACGGATGTAACTGAGTTTCACTTGAAGGAATTGACCGAATAATATCAACTATTGCATTCATAAAATCATATATTTGTTTTTGACGTTGCCATATTACTGGATTCCCAAAATTAAAATGCACATTAAAAAATATAGTTCTTTTTAATGGTATAACACAACACATTACAGAATGTATGTCTCTATGAATAAAATCAAGCTTAGGATCTGCAGGTGGATAACTAAATAAATAAGAACTAAACTTTTTAGAAATATATTTACTCATTGGTGTTGGATATTGGTTTGTAACTACATCTTTTTTAAAATTAAAAACTTGAATATCACTTGGTGTTGATGGTGTTGGTTTCTTAACAATTAGGCAAAATTCGATATTTATTTGGTCATGAGGAGGAGCTGTATGACTAGAACTAAAATTTAAAACATCATATTTTCCAGTAAAACCGGAAATATCTTTTGCAATATTTTGAATAGCAGTTGGTCTATTTGAATACTGACGTTCGCATTCTTGTAGTAATACATAATCAACGTTATCTTTTTGCATTATATTATCAACTGCATTAAGAATATTGATTAACCTTTGTTTATAAACTCCATTTTCTTCTTTACATGTAGCGGGAAGAGTTTTTGAACAATAAAATTTACTTGTGTAATAACTACTTCCTTTTGAAGTCAAATACTGCATCTGATAAGCAATATTCCATGTTACAAATCGAATACTTCTTGTTCCTGGACTAGTGCTGACACCCGTTTCACTTGTGCTACTACAAGTTACAACACCAGTTTTATCATCAATCGTATATTCATAACGAATTGGTGCATGATCTGAATAAATATCCTTAGAATCAGTTGTCCACGTGGTTACATCAGATGTAGTTAAATACTCATGATAAGCAACACCATTTGTGCAAACTTTTATAGTTGAGTCTATATCTCCACCTGCTTGGTCGCCTATCATAGTATCTGACTTAAATGTAAAAGAATCTAAACTAATATATGGTCCATTGTTTTCAAGTTGGGTACTACTTGAGGCAATAAGTTTAGTGGCAGCGGCAGCAGCATCATGTTTTACCTTAGCGGCAGCGGCAGCCGGATCAATAACAGCAGCAGAGCCAATAGCAGGAGCAGCAGCAGGCTTGAAAGCAGGAGCAGGTGCAGGAGCAGGTGCAGGAGCATGAGCAGGTGCAGGAGCAGGTGCAGGAGCAGGTGCGGGAGCAGGTGCAGGAGCAGGTGCGGGAGCAGGTGCAGGAGCAGGTGCAGGAGCAGGTGCGGGAGCAGGTGCAGGAGCAGGTGCGGGAGCAGGTGCAGGAGCAGGT